CCCCACTGCCCGTAAGCCTTGAGCTACACCTAGAGTTTATCGGTGTACTGCGCCGTCTGCCTGAAGAGTTTGTCCTAGCGCAAGACCCCAAGCTTAACAGCCTGCGGAGTATAGAGTTCCGCCGTGTAGAGCTTGATGCCAATGGTGAACCGCCTTGGTGAAATGCGAAGCCTGTAACCATCGGCCCCCATTCTGCCTGTGGTTACAACAATGGCTATGTGAAGAATGCGCCCTTAAAATTGTCAGAAAGAAGAAGAATGAAAGTAGCAGCCAAGCTGGTGGGTAAAACTATGCCCTTTAATATCGATGCAGACACCCCTGAAGATCTAATCTCCTATTCAGCCAGAGTAAGTAACCCATCCAACCAGGCTAACCATAGTACGGCGGCGGGCTTATTGCGCTATTGTATGCGTAACAAACACTGGTCAGTGTTCGAGATGGCTAATGCTATAATAGAGGTTAAGGCCCCTCGTGACATCACCCGCCAGTTACTCCGCCACCGAAGCTTTAGCTTTCAGGAGTTCAGTCAGCGGTATTCAGATGAGATAGAGTTTACTGATCGTGAGTTCAGAAGGCAGGATGATAAGAACCGTCAGAACAGTATCGATGACCTTTCTGATGAGGTGTCTAAGTACACTCAGAACTGGATGTACAGAATCAAAGCCAACGCTCAACAGGCATACAAAGAGCTTAGGGGCTTTGATGTAGCCAAAGAGACATCCCGTGCCCTGCTCCCTGAAGGACTCACGATGTCTACCTTATACGTGAACGGCACACTGCGCTCATGGCTACACTACTTAGAAGTCAGGGATGATGAGGGCGTCACCCAATGGGAGCATGTCCTGCTTGCCCGTGAGATCAAGAAGGCCCTCACACCTGCATTCCCAATCGTCCTTAACAACATAAGGCGGAAGCAATGACAGGTAATATAAAAGGGGCGATCAAGGCCTCTGCTATAGTAGCATTTATAATCGCAGGATTGCCTGTACTGGTGGCAATGACCTACGAAGAGTTCCCCCGATATTGCAAGCAAACCATACTGCTTCCCTGCTTAGGTTTAGCCAATGAATAACGACATAAAGGTAGTAGAAATTGAGGAGCATGAGGATGGCTCTGCTACTCTGCAGGTAGAGTGTGACCCCGAGACTTTTGCCGGGATATTTAACTATGGTTTTGTTCAGCTTATCCGCAATGGGATAGAAGCAACAACGCCACCTCTTTATCGCACCCTTGAAAAGGAAGAGCGGGCAAAAATCGGAAAACACTTGCGTGATCATTATGATGAAGTCTATGCTGACATTCGTAACTTTAATGATGAGGAGAGGAATCGGGCAAGAGAAAGAGCAGAAAAAAATAAAGATTCGTCAGTTGATACTGATAATAATAAACTTGAATAAACTAAACTTAACTCTGGCAAATATTATCGTTTATAATTAGGCACTTGGTTGCGGGAGTAGGATTTGAACCTACGACCTTCAGGTTATGAGCCTAGACAGGTAAAAACCCATTATAAACAGTACTTTAGCCGCAGCAAGCACATGAAGATAAGTTACTAGGCCCATAACTAAGTGGCGGTATTTTATCATTGACTATATAGAAAATGTGTATAGCCTGCGGCTAACCCGCTAGGGTTAGGATAACACCTAACAGTAGGGAGCAGTAAGTGAAGAGTAAATATTCAGAAGATTGTAAATTAGAATATGCAGAGGGTTATATCACCCCCAAAGCATTTTTATGTGATGTATGCAGCGACCTTGTGCTAAGAGATTACCTAGCTTTCCTTGTAGTATTTACATATATCGACAGAACATTTCCCGTCTTCTTCTCAGATCAAACAGAGCAGAGGTCTTTAAGGACTATTAAGTGCTGCAGCAAATGCGGAGAGGATCTGTAATGCCCAGCTACCGTGAACAGATAGATGTAGTTAAGTCTATCCGTATATCGGAAGGTGATAAGAAAACTATGGACTGTCCCTTTTGCGGGGGCAGATCTAAATTCACCATAGATCGATATGACGGTAAGCTGATCTGGAACTGCTTTAGAGCATCCTGCAATGCCAGAGGATCGTTCACAGGCAGGCGAAATGAAGATGCAGTCAAGGCATTTCTATCTGGCAATTCTACCCAGAAAAAAAATAATAGAATAAACCTGATACCAAAAATCACTACAGCCCCAGAGAATTATAGCCCTGCTATGGAATACTTAGAGAGTGTTAACAGCTTAGAGGCTTACCTCAGAGGCGATATAAGAGTCCGCTATGCGCCTTCCGAAGATAGGGTACTCTTTTACACCTCAGATGCTACAGGCGCTGTAGGGCGCTCTCTGAGTCGCTCTAAGTATAAGTGGTGGAACTATGGCGATCTAACTGGCGGAATACACGTCGGAACAGGCGATCATGCGGTGTTAGTAGAAGATGCGCCCAGCGCCTGTTCAGTGTCACGCATAGAAGGTTTAGTTGGAGTAGCCCTGCTCGGCACTAACATTACTAGGGGCATCAAAATGACACTTAGTAAGTACACAACAAAAACATTAGTGCTTGACAACGATGCCAGGGCTAAGGCAATATGCCTAAATAAGCGGCATTCTTGTATTACAAGAGTACGCTTTAGTAAGAAAGATCTGAAGCACTTAGCAGAGGGGGCTATTAAATGTATATTAGAGTAGATGGCTTTTGGTGCTATTTTGAAGATCCTAGAACTACGTTTCGAGATATTGTTGAACACACTTTTACGGGTTCTTATCTTCTTAAACAGTACGGTGCCCACTACAGAAAAGCTATGCGTATACAAAGCAGTATTTTGCGTACAGTGATATTCAAAACAGCTTGTAGATATTTAAAGTGGAAATTTCCACCAACAGCACCGCCGACCGCTTGAACATATAGAAATTCTGACATAGGGGCGCAGGCAATCGGCTGCGTAAACAAGTATTCGTCTAAGCCGCCAATACAGACGTAAAAGCAAAAGGAATGGCAAAATGAAAGCTCGTGGAATTGTAGTCATAGATTATGACATTGAAGGTGGATTCAAAGAAGCCGCCGAGGAACAGGCCAAGTTAGAACAGGCGATCCAAGACATTGTAAAAGGCAACAAGCGTGTTGTCTTTCATCAGGTAGATATGAAAGAACGGCGTGGAGACGTGCCACCTGACATAACCAAGATGAAGTTCAGAACTAACTGATAACTAACAACAATTTAAGAAATTAGCCCTGATCGAAAGATTGGGGCTTTTTTTATTCAAACAAGGTGTTATGCTCCGCCACCTAACTATAATCAAAAAGGGAGCAGTACAATGGAACTTCCATTACTTACCACTCTGCTTTGCAGTGGAACTTATACCGCCAATCAGAGCAGGCTGAAGCGCAGTATATTCTCAGAAGATACAGTTGAGATCTTTGACTTACTGAAAGCAGCACACACTAAATACAACCACGATATTACACCTGATGACCTGTACAGCTTATGGGTCACAGAGCACCCCGTAGCCACCACGGCAGAGGTGCATGACTTCCGTGATCAGATAGACCTGATGAAGGCTTCAGCGCCTTTAAGCGAAGATGTAGCCACCGACGTTATCGGTAGCCTGTGGCGAAAGGAGACAGGGCTAGAAGTTAGTAACCTCGGAATCCACATGTCTATGGGTGACACCTCTGCCATGACCCGCCTCAAGTCTCTGCTTGAAAGAGTAGCTGATGGCTACATGCCTGACGATTTCGGTGAGGCTACAACAGATGATATATATGAGCTTCTGGCTGAAACCTCAGACGAAAATCGTTGGAAGTTTAACATCAGCACCTTATCCCGCCAAATCTATGGCATAGGCCCATCTGAGTTTGGGATTGTGTTTGCACGTCCAGAGGTGGGTAAGACCGCTTTCGTTATCTCTATCTGCGCTGGGCCTAATGGCTTCTGTCAGCAAGGGGCTAAGGTGCTTTACCTCGGAAATGAAGAGAAGACTACACGCACAAAGCTTCGGGCTATCCAAGCCTGCAGTGGCATGAACCGTGAGGAGATAGCTGCGAACCCTGATCTAGCCATGAGCAAATACATGAGCATTAAAGATCGTCTGGTTATGAAAGACATCCAAGAGTGGGATCTGGATCGTGTGGACAGTTACTGTGAGCTTAACAAGCCTGACGTAATTATTTTAGACCAAGGGGATAAGATCAACATAGCTGGTAGCTATAACGCCAGCCATGAACGAATCAGAGAGCTATTCAGATCTATTCGTGAACTTAGTAAGCGTCACAATGCAGCCCTGCTTACAGTAAGCCAAGCGTCGGCTGATGCAGAGGGTAAGACCCGCATAGACTTCTCAATGCTGGAAGGTAGCAAGACGGGCAAGGCAGCGGAAGCTGATGTGATATTTGGCCTGTCTAAATACAGTTCTAACACGGATGATGATGCGCCTGATAACACCCGCTTCATTAACATAAGCAAGAACAAACTGTCGGGCTACCGTGGCTGCATCATCTGCAACATTGAGCCAGAAGTGAGCCGCTATGTTGAATAGTCTGTTAAGCACAACCACACTCGCCCGCCTTAACATTCTATTCCTTGACCTTGAAACAACCGTACAGCGGTTCGATGGCAAGATAGATAACTCTCCCTTTAACCCTGATAACAAATGCGTGTCTGCTCATTTTGCTATGAATGCAGATCCTGTTACGCATCTTGTATTCTACCATGATGAAAAGGATCAGCCCGACAGCCCAGCGCTTCTGCAGGAAGCCTTGAGCCAAGCTGATATAGTCGTATGCCACAATGCTAAGTTTGACGTGCAGTGGCTTCTGGAGATGGGCTTCACTATTAAAGGCAGCGTCTACTGCACGATGATAGGTGAATACATCCTTGCTAAGGGGCAGAGACAGAAGCTTTCTCTGAAGGATACGGCAGAGCGGCGGAATGTAACCCGCAAGAAGTCTGACCTTGTAGATGATCTATTCAAGGCAGGCACAGGCTTTGAGAGCATGGAGTTGGCTACGGTGATTGAGTATGCCGAAGCTGATGTTATTGCCTGTCGAGAGATCTATCATGCCCAGCAAGCGGACTTTGCAGAGGATAAGAATGCTTCCCTGCTAAACATCGTATATCTGATGAACGATATGCTGCAGTTTCTGGTGGAGATTGAACGCAATGGGGTGAAGATAGATAACACCGCCCTGCAGCGGATTAAGGCACACTTTCTTAAAGAGCAGGCTGAGTTACAAAATGACCTGAATGAAATTGTTGAAGAGGTTATGGGTGACACGCCTATTAACCTAAACAGCAACGCAGATCTATTCTCAGTCATATACAGCCGTGAGGTAATAGACCGTAATAATCACATACAGATCTGGAACATAGGCACTGACCACAGAGGCAAGCCAAAGTATCCCCCCAGAATGAATGCTGCGGAGTTTAAACGTGCGGTACGGGCTACCACCCGAATCATAAAGCGTACAGTGGCTGTTTGCTGCCCTGAGTGTCAGGGGGAAGGTAAGGTATACCGAAAGAAGGTAGATGGATCTCGCTGGAAGAAGCCAAGCAAGTGTCCATCATGCCTAGGTGCAGGGGCTTTATATCAGCCGACGGATAAGACTGCAGGTTTGATGCTTAATCCGCAGAACCCTAACTGGGCATCTATCAACGGCTTTAAGACCGATAAGGATACTATGCAGCGTCTAATCCTGCAGGCAAGAAGCAAGGGTAAGTATCTTGCGGTTGGCTTTTTAACCAAGATCTCTCGCCTCAATGCCATCAACACTTATCTCGACAGCTTCATTCAGGGCATAGAGACATGGACTAGGGCTGATGGCATTCTGCACACGCAGTTTAACCAGTGCGTAACAGCCACTGGGCGGTTATCCTCAACCTCTCCAAATCTGCAAAACATGCCCAAGAGAGGCTTTCCTGTACGAGAAGCGGTAGTAAGCCGATTCCCTGACGGTCTGATAATTGAAGCAGATTTCAGTTCTTTAGAATTTGTGGTCTGTGGAGAATTGTCGAGAGATACGCAGATCATATCTGATGTTTTAAACGGCAAAGATCTTCACAAACAGACCGCTTCGATTATTCATCAGTGTGATGTTTCTGAAGTAACAAAGGAACAACGTCAGGGTGCAAAAATGCACTCGTTTGCCCCTATATATGGGGCCACGGGCAATCAGTACGAAGGGCATACGAAAGAATATTATACCGAGTTCTTCAACATCTATCAGGGCCTTGCTGAATACCATCAGCGCCTAGCCAGCGGCGTTCTAAAGGACGGGCATGTGCGGATCTTTTCAGGGCGGCAGTTCTATTGGCCTGATGTTAGACGCACACGGAATAACCGCACAACCTTCTACACTCAGATAGTTAATTACCCTGTCCAATCGGCAGCTACCGCAGACCTTGTGCCTCTCTCCTGCATCCGTGCGTTCAGAAAGTTCAGGGAGCTAGGGCTTCAGTCTAAGCTTGTACTGACTGTGCATGATAGCATCGTCGTAGACACCCACCCAGAAGAGATTGAGCAGGTTAAGGACGCCCTACGCTGGGCAATGGAAGGCGTGACAGAGGAAGCCTCTGAGCTTTGGGATTACACCTTTGCCCTACCTCTCAACATAGAAATCTCTCGTGGCGAAAACTGGCTTGAACAAGAAGAATATGATTGACTCACGCCACCTAACTATGCCACAATATAATACCACCTTAGAAAGGATCAAAACTTATGAATGATCTCGCAAACATTGAGAACAGCGATTTAGCAGAACTAGCCGATTTTCTCGGCACACAGGTAGGGAATGATAGCGGCGGTAGTGATATTGCTCGTGTCCCTGAACTTAAAATTATGAGCAAAACCCGTGACAAGGCCACAAAGAAACCCGTTACACCTGGAACCTTTTACCTGACGAATATGGATAAGGTTGTGTATGCAGAGACGGTCAAATTCAGGCCTATCTGTTCACACATACAATACTTTCATTGGGGTGATGTAGACGGGCAGCGTAAGCTGATCTGTAAGTCTCGTGCGGTAAAGAACCAGCGGGATGAAGCTCGTGATACCCTAGGCGGTATTGCCTGTGGAATGCCCTCATGGGATGATCGTAAGGAAATGGATAAAGATTCGCAGCGAAAGTGGCGGTCTATGCAGCATAGGGTAACCCGTGGCCTCGCTACCATGACAGGTAAAACGGCTGATGGTGAAGAGGTTACCATTGAGAACCAGCCCATCATTATGTTTCATAAGAACAGCACTTACAGCGGCTTCTGGAACCAGTTTGTGAAGAAGGTTCCTAAAGGGCGTCAGCTTTATGAATACGAGGCCACCCTGACTTCTGATTATCAGGAGAACGGTGACGTTGAGTGGTATTTGTTTAACTACGACATTGACCTATCCAACCCTTTAGTGATGGATCTTAAAGACCCCTACTCACAGGCTCTGAGAGATACGATGAAGGTCTTTGCTGATACTATTAAAGCAGAGAATACTTATGTGGATGGTAAATACTTTGATGCTCTGAAAGAAGGTGCTTTGGATGAACGGGCTGTTGAGGCCTTGGGTGACAGCTTAGACGATGACTTTGAGGAAGTCGCTTAATGCTGCAAGAAAAGCTTCATGCCCTCGGGGATAAGCTGTCTAACGATGAGTTTGATGGGTTACCTGACCCAGAGAAGATCGTAGATGAGGCATTGGCGGAGTTGCGCAAAACGTGGCTCCGTCAGCTTTCCCCCCGCAAAGAGGATAGCTTCAAGTTTAGGATGTCCAACGTAGGTAAACCTCTGTGCCAGCTTCAAATGGGTGCATCAGGGGCTAAACCTAAGCGGAAGTCCTATAACTTTAAAACTCAGATGATGATCGGAGATGCTGTTGAGGCAATAGCCGATATCTATTTGGCTTTGGCAGAGGTGAATGTCACCAGTTCAAAGGATGAAGTTAAGCTTGATGTAGGTGATGTCACAATCAACGGCACGGATGATGTTGAGATAGATCACAAGGTCTATGACATAAAGTCCTGCTCACCGTGGGCTTTCGATAACAAGTGGGCGCATGGTTACGAGGCCTTGAAGCAGGACGATCCATTCGGTTACGTCGGGCAACTAACAGGCTATGCCAATGCTAAAGGTAAAGAGGTTGGCGGCTGGATTGTAATCAACAAATCTACAGGCCACTTAGTGGTGGTTGAGGCTGACGCATCGGAAAACGAGAAGGTGATGAACCTTTTTAACATCCAGAATAACGTAGAAGCCGTAACAAAGAACCACCCCTTTGAACGTCAGTTTGAGGCGGAACCAGACAAGTGGAGAGGCAAGGCTACAGGCCGTAAGCGTCTCAGCAAATCTTGTGGTTTCTGTGATTATGTTGGCTCTTGCTGGCCTACCGCTAAGTATGAAGCTCATCCTGATAGCACGGCTAAATCTCCGCCACACTACTGGTTCGTAGAGGATGCCTGATGCCAATCAAACCTTCGTCCGCAAAGGCTAAGGGGAGAAAGCATCAGCAATACGTTAGAGATAAAATCCTAGATCTGTTTCCTAAGTTGGAGCCAGATGATGTCAGATCAACAAGTTCTGGCGCAGGTGGGGAAGACGTTCAACTCTCCCCCGCCGCTAGGAAGCTCTTTCCGTATTCCGTGGAATGCAAGGCCCTGAAACAAATCGGTGTCTACAAATTCATGGAGCAGGCTGAGTCTAACTGCCCACCCAAAGCAGAGCCAATAGCAATCATCAAAGCAGATCGGCGGAAACCACTGGCGGTCATAGATGCAGAACACTTTTTTAATCTGATCGGACAATTACATGGCAAAACTAAAACTTCCAAAAAATAGCATGGGGTTTGTCTTCAGCGTAGATCCTGAAAGCGGGGAAATCTTTCTCAACGCTGACGCCAATATGGGTGATGATCTCCTGCCTCAACAGGCCGCTGAGATGATGGATCTGTTTAACGGCCTGTCATTCTTTCTAGACTTCGGTGTGGACTACCTTGCGTCCAGTGGTGCTGTCATCCGTGAGCTTGATGAAGAGCGACTCGGTGACATTGAATTTGAGCCAGATGAAGAGCTTCTGGATGCCGCTTCTGGCGCAAAGATCATTCCAATAAACGGCAAGAAGAGGCCGCACTGATGGATGACAAATGGTATGATCTTAACGAAGATCCCAACCCCACCTACGACATTGTGCATGACCGCAAGAAGGTAGCCTCAGACGGTCTGTCCACCAGCTACTATGCCCTTCCTGCCCATGCCAAAGAGCTTCGTCACCTCATCAGTCACAAAGGCATGAGCAAGAGCCGTGGAGACATTTTCAAGGCCTGTTACCGCCTCGGAGAGAAGCAGGGAACTGACACGCTCTACGACTTAAACAAGATGAAATTCTTCATCGAAGATTTAATCGAAATGCATCAACGGGGAGAACACTTATGAACATGCAAGATTATCAAACACAGGCTTCTAAAACCGCAATCTACAACGATGCGGATATCATCATTTATCCTGCATTGGGGATATTAAGCGAGGCGGGTGAAGTTGCAGGTAAAATAAAAAAAGTCCTGCGTGATAAAAATGGAAATTTTGATCCCGTTGAGCGGCAAAAGATTTCCGAAGAAATTGGGGATGTGCTTTGGTACATTGCTGCGCTCTGCACCGATCTAGATATCGGCATGGAAACTATTGCCCAGCGCAACCTTGATAAACTCAATAGCCGCATGGCTCGTGGTGTTATTGCAGGCAGCGGTGACCACAGATGAAATCTTATAGAGATCAGACCTTCTGCGAGTGCGACTGCACCAACATGATCTGCCATCTCTATTTTGATCAGGGTGTCCTGAAAGACGCCAAAGATGCGGGATTGCCCATCTTAACATCGGATCAGTCCAAGGGCTGTTCCTCATATTTAAAACCCAAAACAGTACAAGAATAGGGAGCAGAGAATGAACAACTATCTACCAACTGACTATCAGGCATTTATTCATACATCACGTTATGCACGATGGTTAGAAGATGAAAATCGTCGTGAGAGATGGGACGAAACCGTCCATCGTTATATGAAGAATGTCGTACATCGTGCATTGCCAAACACAGGTGAGCCAAAAGATGATTTTGATTATGGCGCTACAGAACGTGAGATTAGAGATTCCATATTGGGGCTAGAGGTTATGCCATCGATGCGTTCCCTGATGACTGCAGGAACCGCCGCTAACCGTGACAACACATGTATGTATAACTGCTCCTACCTAGTTATAGATGATCCCAAGGCGTTTGATGAAGCTATGTTCATCCTGCTTTGTGGTACAGGCGTAGGCTTTAGCTGTGAGCGCCAATATATCCGAAACCTTCCAGAGGTTCCTGAAAAGCTTTTTGATAGCGAAACGACTATCGTAGTGAGGGATAGCAAAGAGGGTTGGGCAAAAGCCTATCGCTTGTTGATTTCTATGTTGTATGCAGGAGAAATCCCGCAATGGGATATCGGCTTAATCCGTCCTGCAGGCGCACGTCTAAAAACCTTTGGTGGCAGGGCATCTGGCCCAGATCCGTTAGTAGACCTTTTTAAGTTTACCATTGAGAAGTTTAAGGGTGCAGTGGGCCGACGCCTAGCCTCTATCGAATGCCATGACATCATGTGTAAGATCGGTGAGATCGTTGTTGTAGGCGGGGTAAGACGCTCTGCTATGATTAGCTTATCCAACCTATCGGATGATCGTATGCGCCATGCTAAGTCTGGTGAATGGTATGATGAACCCGACAAAAACATCTATCGCTTTGGGTATCGCTCGTTAGCCAATAACTCTGTGGCATACACCGAGAAGCCTGATGCTATGTCCTTTCTTCGTGAATGGACATCTTTAGCTGAAAGCGGTTCAGGGGAACGTGGTATATTCAACCGCCAAGCCGCCACTAAACAAGCCGCCAAGAATGGACGCCGTGACTCGAATTACGAGTGGGGTACAAATCCCTGCAGTGAGATCATTTTACGGGGGCCAAAGATAGACAAAAGCGGACAGCCTATCACAGGTACTGGCGGTCAGTTCTGTAACCTAAGCGAGGTGGTTATTCGTGCTACAGATACTAAAAAGGATCTTCTACGAAAAGTCCGTGTGGCAACAATTCTGGGAACTATCCAATCCACCTACACCAAATTCCCTTACCTGCGAAAAGTGTGGGCTAAAAACACCGCAGAGGAACGCCTGCTCGGAGTGTCACTCACTGGAATAATGGACAACACTTTAACCAACGGTAAGGAAGGTGATCTGCCTGCCTTACTTCAGGAGCTAAAGCAATGCGCCATAGATACAAATAAGGAATGGGCTGATCGTCTAGG